ACCGGGATCCGGTAGCCGTAGGCGCCGGAGATGAAGGCGTCGACCTTGACGCCGTGGACGTTGTCGGAAGTCGGCTCCCACTGCGAGCCCATCCCTGTCCGGTTCCACTTCGACATCGAGTAGACGACGAGAGGCGAGGCGAACAGGACCTTGTCCTGCGAGCCGTACGGCATCACGTCCATCAGGAAGAGGTCGAAGAAGTCCGGCGTCAGCGGCCCGTTGGCGTCCCGCTTGAAGGTCTGGATGAACTCCAGCAGACCTCCGGCCGTTCCTCGCGGGTCGTTGTCGGGCGCCACCGCCGAGGAGAACGACCTGGCCCCGAAGAAACCGATCGCCTCCCACTTGCGCTTGTGCTCCCGCATCTTGCGGGCCGCTTCCTTCGCCGGCTCGCGACCGCCATAGAGCTCGATCGCGATGTCGGTCCCGGTGAACTTCCACGTCGTCCGCGTGATCTGCGTGTAGTTGTAGCCGAGCACACGCTGGAGGTAGCGGGACTCCGGGAAGTCCGAGCCCTGCGGCTCGGCGTCTGCGACAACGAGGAAGACGTCGCCGGAGTTGACGGCGGCGGCGGCGATGTTGCCGATTCCGCGGGCGACGGTGAGCGTGTCGGTCGCAACCGAGACGACTCGGATCATCTCTCCGGTGCGCATATTGCGCAGATGGTCGGGAGCCTGCGTGACCTTGCCCTGGCCGGCGGTGACGGCGATCGCCGTGTCACCGACGAGCGCAGCCGCTGCGGCGGTGACAAGGCGAGGGAAGTCCTCCTCCTCCGTCCAGTTGACCTTCTCTCTCGTCGCCTGTCTCGCGCCGACGCGGTCGGTCATGGTTGTCAGCTGCGAGTCGTCCGTCTTCAGCTTGCGGATGCGGTCATCCATGTCGATGACGCGCTCGTCAGGTAGCTGCTCCTCGGTCGAGACGCTGCCTTGAATGATGGTTCCAGCCATGGGGTCCCCCAGGGGTCGAAGAAACGTGCTTCCTTCGGCCTTCCGCGGGGTGCCTCCGCGACCGTTCGAGACCCGCTAGGCGGGGTGCCTCAACAGGGGAGACCCGGATCGGGCCTACTGGTACTGCGCGAGTTCGGCGTCGAGCTCCTCCAGAGTGAGACCCGGCGTGATCCTCTGCGGCCGGGGTGCCTCGCCCCTGGAGGGAGCGGCTTGCGCCGAGGTGACAACAGCTTTCTGGCGCGCATTCTTCTCGCTTGCGCGCCGCTGCGCGAGCGCGTCATCGCGCTGCGCCTGGAGCGCGGTCGAGGTGCCGCGCGCGATCTCGTAGATGCCGAGCACACCGTGGATGACGCGCTCCGGGTCGTCGCTCATCCGCGCCTCCTGCACGAGCGGATGCATCGGGCCGAGTCGCTTGATCGTCTCCAGCATCTGCTGTTGGTATCGCGGCATCTCCGGCAGGAACTCACTCAGAGTGTCGAGCAAGACCTGATGGTCGACCGCCGCCGGCGGCTGGGCCTGCGCTTGCTGCTGATAGGCGATGTACTCGGCGCGATTGATCTGCTCGGCCAGCTGCACCGCCTCGTAGGGGCGCTCGTTGCCGAGCTCGTCCGCGACCGCGCGCGCGAGATCGTACTGACCCTCTTGGATCGCTCCGTAGACGTAGGCGCGCGGGTTGTCCGATTGCACCGCTTCCTCGACCCACTGGCGCTGCTCGTCGTTGAGGAAGTGCTGGCCGTTGGCGAGAACGTGCGCGTTCTGGAGATCAGCCTGCAGCTGGCTGATCGTCGCCTGCAGCTGGTCGCGCTCCTGCCCGTGACGCCCGAGCACGCGCTCCAGCTGCGCGGCCCCCTGCAGGGCCTGCTCGATGTCGCCGCCGTAGCGGTCGAGGAAGGCCTGGGCGAGGGGATCCCGCTCCGGCTCCGGAGTCTCTTCCTCGGGCTCCTCCTCGCCAGGCTCTTCCTCTTCCTCGTCGCCGTCGCTCTCCTCGTCAGGAGCTTGGGCGACGACCTCTTCCTCTACGCCCTCCTCCTCGGGCGCTTCGGGCGCTTCCCCCTCTTCGGGGGCGTCTTCCGGCGCTTCGGTCTCTGTCTCCTGCGGTGCTTCGGGCTCACTCGGCTCCAGGGTCTCCTCGTCTCCCAACTCGCTGTCGAGGCTACCGAGGATCGCGCTCGTGATCTCGCTCATCTTCATGCAGCATCCTCGCTCTCCATCACTTCTCTCAGGCGGGCTTCGGCGTTCGCGGCGATGGCAAGGACGTAGCGCATCCCGCGCAACACGCCGCGGTAGTAGTAAACCTGGGCGGCGTCGACCTGTCCGCCGGCGTAGAGCGTCTTGGCGAGAAGCTCGCGCTCCAATCGCGCCTTCTGCTCCTCGACCACCGCCTGCAGCACCGGCCAGGATGGGTGCTGGGCGAGCGCGGTCAACTCGCCCTGGCGAATCGTCAGAGCGCGACGCTGCTCCTCGGTGAGCTTACGACGCGGGCGCATTGGCGGCACCGCCTCTCATCCGCAGCATCTGCGCCATCGCTGCCTCGGGCGAAGAGGAGACCTCCGAGTTCGGGGACATCGGGCCAGCCGCGAGCGCGGTGTTCGTCACGCCACCTCCAACACCACCGCCGCCGCCTTGACCATTAACCCCAGGGGCGGGCACGAGTTGGGGTTGTGCCGGAGGTTGCCCCTGCTGCAACGGGCCAACGGCCGCAGCGGCGGCGATCTGCTGCGGCATGAAGTAGCGCTCCTTGTCGATCACGTCATAGGCGTCGAGCACGCGCTCAAAGAGCGCCTTCAGGTTCAGCGCCGAGCCCGACTGCGCCATGATCATCTGCGACTGCACGCCGATCTGGAACAGGCTCTGCGCCGAGGCGCGACGCTCCTGACTCATCAGCGAGTCGCCGGTGACGTCGATCGTCAGGTCGTAGTCGCCCTGCAACTCAAGCGGCGAGACGGTGCGATAGGCGTCGGCGCCGGCCTTGCCGAGGATCGGCACGACGCGGTCTTCGCGCAGGAACTGCTGGTAGAGCATCAGAAAGTGCTTGCCGAGCTCGGCGTAAGCCCAGAGGTAATGCTGCTTGCGCGACTGGATGATCCGCTGGGCGATCGTGGTGATGATCGAGACGCCGGTCGCGGTCTGCTGGTCAATCGTCTGCGAGTCGGCCCCCGCCGCCATCGGCAGCCCGCCCATGATGTTCTGCAGATCGCCCTTCAAGAGCCCTTCGGCCTGCAAGGTGATCTGCGCTGCGGTCGGATCGACCTGCAGCGTCTGCACCTGGCCGGGATCCTCGACGAACCACTGCGCGTTCGGCGCCCACTCGAACGCTTCCCCGTCATCGACGTCGGAGCGGATCAGCGTGATCACGTTGGCGAGCAGACGGACGACGTCGATGCGCTGGTTCTGCAGCGTCCACAGCATCGACTGCAGCTGCGCGAGCGCCTCGACGACCGAGACACCGGGAATCTGGAACGCATCCGGCATCGCGCTGCAGACGACGAACGGCATCCGCCCGTTCCAGTTCGGGTTCGATCTGTCCCAGAGCTCGACGGTACGATCGCAGACGGTGATGCAGCGCTCCGGCGTCCAGTACTCCAGCACCTCGTGCAGGTCCTTGGTGCGGTCGATCCCGCGCAGCCGCATCTCGCGCTTGGTGATGTTCGAGAGCGCCGAGCGTGACGCCTCGCTCTTGACCTTGTCGACATTGGAGTAGTAGCCGAGCTTCTCCATCCGCTTCAGGTAGTCGAAGCTGACCCAGGTGCGGTCGATCAGGTACTCGGCCTTGCCGACGTTCGGTGCCTGCGCCGGCCAGAAGAAGTCGCGTACGTCGCGCACCTCGCTGCGAGCGTCGTCTGCAACAAGCGCGTTCTCGGCGGTCTGCTCCTCGTGCGAGTCGAGGATCTCCATCGCGTTGCCGAAGGCGTCGTTGATGACGATCTTCTGTGGCACCAGCTTGACGACGTCGCGACGCTCCTCGTACCAGTAGTCCTTCAACACCGAGATGCCGGCGATCAGATCCTGCTGCATGAAGTCGCGCTGCTTCTGCGCGAAGCCGTCACGGTCGAGCGCGTAGCGAAGCGTGTCGGAGATCGCCTCGACCGAGGAGAGGCGGGCGATCACCTCGTCGAGCGGCTCGTCGGGCTTGGGGCGTGGTTTGATCTGGAAGCGCGGGTTCGGCTCCAGCATCGTCGCCAGCATCCCCTCGCAGGTGTTGAGCACGTACGGGGTGGTGACCTTCGAATGCCAGTCCTCGTCGGGCGGCGTGTCGTCGTCGGGAGACTCGTCAGCGAGGCCGCGATAGGCGAGGTAGCGCGCCTCGACCTTTTCGACGAAGGCGTCGTGATAGTCGCGCTCGCAGTGCTCGACGGCGGTCACGACCAGACGAACGCTGTCGTCGAGTTTCTCCTGCGTGTACGGAGCGATCTCAGCCAAGCGGCCCGCCCGCCCCGCCGGCCTGCAACGCTCTGGCGAGGCTCTTCATGTCGCCCTGCTGGTTCGACTGCTGATTCGCCGCCTTCAACTTGATCACGTTCTGCAAGCACTGAGCCGCGATGGCGCGATCGCCCTCGTCGGGGTCCAACTGGATGAAGGCGTGCAGCGCCTGCTCTGCTGCATCGAGCGCATCGAGCGAAGTCTGGAACTGGTCAGGCTCCTCGGGGCCGGCGCCGGCGCCAGGCGGGGGTCCGGCCAGACCAGGCGGGGGTCCGGCTGCGGCGCCAGGACCGCCACCGAGCGCAGCGGCGAGATCCATCATCGAGCTCATGCTGTCCTCCGTTTCTTCTGCCAGGCGTAGGCGAACGGCTTCGACTGTTTGCCGCGTCGACGCACTCGCCGCTCGTGGTGGCCGTACTGCCGGTAGAGCTCCAGCGCGAGGCCGAACGCCATCACCCTGTCGTCGTTCGCGCCCTCCTGGGCTCGCGGCGAGGGCAGCGTGTCGCGACGGATGAAGGTGCGGCACTCCATGATCAGGGTGCGCGGCAGCGCCGACACGGTCTTCTCGCGGATCGCCTGCTCGATCTGGTTGATCAGCTGCGGCCGGCTCTTGGCGGTGATCGGGAAGCCGTAGTTGTGCAGCGTCGGCTGGTCGGGCCGATCGGGAAGCGTGTGTCGGTAGAGCTTCGGGTAGTGCGGCCTGCCCTTGCGCCCATCGCGCAGCGAGATGATCACCGGCTCCCCGTAGCCACCGCCCATCTCGACCGCGATCCTCGCGTCCCCGTACCAGCGTCCGAGAAAGTGCAGCTGCTCTGCATACTCGTCGGCGTCGAGCTTGCCGTGGAGCTCCGCAGCGAGACCCATCGTGGCGAGGTCGATGACGTAGCAGCAGGAGTAGTCGAAGCCCCTGCCGGTCGCGACGTCGGCGCCAATCGCGTAGTCGTGATCGTCGTTCGGCTTCGCGTAGACGCGGATCGGCCCCTGTGCGCCCCAGTGCAACTTCGCCTTCGCCCCGTTGGATGTCGGAACGAAACGCAGCCTGTCGATCTCCTCGGCCGGCGCGTGCTCCGAGTACCAGGCGAGCGCGTCGAGATCGAACCAGCACTCGCCCGTGTTGATGAAGGCGTCCTCCGGCGAAAGCGGGTATTGCTCTGCCCGCATGTGCGAGGGAAGAGCTCGTGCGACCTGTGCATACCAGTCGTCGTCACGCTGCGGATGCAGCGACCAGGGCAGGAACTGGACGTCGATCCCGTAGGCCTCGGCGTTGACGAACAGGTGGTGGAAGAAGTTGCCCTCGCCGGTCTGCTCGTTCGAGACGCCGTTAGCCGTCGAGACGACGATGATCTGCCCGCCGTGGTCGGCGGTGGAGAACATCGCCTTCCACGAGTCGCCCGCGTACTCGTGCCGCGAGAACTCGTCGAGCAGCACCAGGGTTGCCACTTCGCCGTGGCCGGCGCGTCTCGTCGAGGGAAAGCCGACGACGCTGGAGATGATGCCGTCAGGGAAGGTGAACTCGATCAGCGTCGAAGGTCTCGCGCCCCGAGTCGGCTTGGTGATCTCCGCGTCGAAGCGCAGATGCTCCGGCAGCGAGTTGAACATGTCGAAGAGACGGTTGACGACCTTGATCGCCTCGTCCTCGTTGATCGAGACGACAAGCCCGCGAGTCCCCGGCATCGTCAACAGCTTCCAGAGCATGTAGCCGACCGCGAGCCAGGTGATCCCCAACTGCCTCGCTTTGAGGACGAGGTTGAGCGGGTGGGCCATCCAGCTGTCGATCGTGGAGCGCTGCCAGAACCAGCCGGCGTCGGCGTCGAGAAGCCCGAACGAGAAGCGCTCGCCCGTGCGCGAGTCGACGCAGGTGACGTGGTTGAGAAGGCCAGCGGGATGCTGGAGCGCGGACGCTCGTTCGGTCAGCCGGCGCGAGTAGTCGGCCTGAAACTCTTCGAGCAGCGCTGTGTCCAGATTCCAGCCTCCTGTGGATCTCTTCGCAGCGATGTCGTACTTCACCTCTGGTCCCGGAATAGATCGTCGAGGGCGGGACTAAGCAGACTCGGCCGAGCGGCATGTACCGCTGCCAGACCAGGAGTCGCCCCGCCCTCACAAGCCACACATGCGGCTGGTGTTCGGCCACGGCCCAAAGCCGCGACCCGCCAGATAGGCGCGCATCGCCACGGCCAGCTGGACGAACGGAGGCCAGTGGTCGGCCGTGCCCCAAGCGCGGTAGAACTCGCGGCCGTAGGTTCGCTGGAAGCCGCTGTCCATCTGCAGCCCCCCCCAGAAGGGAGCGCCTGCGTCTTGCCAGGAGCCCTCGAAGCCGTGAATGCAGAGGAAGGCTTGCGTCAGCGGACCGGCCATCCGCGGCGTGCCGCGGTGAGCCTGCAAGGTGCGGATCGTCTGCTTGCGTGCGTTCGCCTCGCGGCGAGCGCGGACTGCATGTGCTGCCCACCAGTGGATGTCTTTGCCCTGATAGGTCTTCTCGACGGTGACGACCTGCGTCTGGGTTGCCACCGGGTTGACGGGATCGTCGCTTGCCCGCGTAATCGCGGCGAAGGCGACGACGAACAGGAGCGAAACGAGGGTGACGGCTGCCGGCCGCACAGTCACCTCCTCGGGTAGGGAACGAGGAAGACCCCTGCGCTGCGTATCCGCTAGCGCTTGCGCTTGCGCTTCGTGCGCGACTGTCCCGACTGCGACAGCGCGATCGCGATCGCCTGCTTGCGGTTGCGAACGACCGGGCCGGTCTTCGAGCCCGAATGCAGACCGCCGGTCTTGAACTCGTGCATCACCGTCTGCACCTTCGCGGCCTTGCCCTTCTTCGTTGTCGGCTTGCGACGCGCCATCACGAAATCCAGTTGAAGCCGAAGAGGAGCAGCAGCACGAAGCAGATCGCGATCACGAGCGTGAAGATCTCCAGCTTGGTCAGCGTCATCACTTCCTCCTCTTGCGCCCCGCCGCGGACATCTGCGCCATCTTCTTCGCCCCGTACTTCTTCCTGCCGATCGCGGCAGCAACGGCGGCGGGGTCGCGAACGTTGCCCTTGGCGGCGACTTGCTTCTTCAACTTGGCGAAGCGAGCGCCGCTGCCGAGCTTGGCCTTGCGTGCCATCAGCGTGCCTCCTCAGGAATGACGAAAGACGGCGGCGGCGAGATCGTCACCGTCGGGGCGGGCGGCGGTTTCGGCCAGACGAGCAGCGTCGGGTCGGCACCGGAAGTGGGGAGATCGCGCAGCGCCTGCCGGTAGTCGAGCCAGGCCTGCTCGTTCGCGTGGGCCTGCTCGACGATCGCGTCGGGAACATCGACGGGCTTCGAGGCGAGCCAGTCGGTCTGCGACAGCTGTGCGCCGCGAACGCGACGGACCTCGTCCCACTGCCACGCAAGCTCGGCGGCGGCAGCAGCCTCGGCGGCGGCGAGATGCTCGGACTCTTCCTCATCGGTCATCGCCACGACCGTCGGCTCGGCCCAGTCGTTGCCTTCGGCGGGCGGCGTGCAGTCGACGACAAGCCTGTCCA